ATACTGCTGTACAAAAGCTGTAGTTATATTTGATGACATAATTGTCTCTCCATATTATTGTTAAGTTAAAATAATCAGAAAGGTTCTCCACCAATAGGTAGGCATCTCTTGCATTTAAAGTCTGTTAGACTAGAGTCTATTCCTTCTTGCCAGTAAGGTTCTTGCGAATTGTCTTACCCTTTATCCACTTATAATAATTTTCGCAGATTGGCAAGGGGTTTTCTTTCTGATATATAGACCCTGCTTCAACAACTATTCTTAATATTTCAAGTTTTATCTCTTCATTATTAAGATGATTATTATCACTTGGCATTTAACATTTCTCTCAATGTATAGACTTGCTGTACCATTTTATCATGATCTGGATGACCTTTATTCCAGTAAGGTCCTTGTCTATCATTAATAATAGAAGATATTTCTTCTTCAATATTACTAACTGATTGTGCATTTTCGCTTTCTGTTGCAACAATTTTATCTTCTTGCATCATACCTGCTATCTTTGCAAAACCTTTTATGATCTCTGGATGATCTCCAAGTCTTGTACCATTTGATAAAGTCATATCTAAAACTTCTGGATTGATATTAGCTTTTGCTAATGCACCAGCTTGTTTTACTTTACCTTCAAAGTCTCTACCCCACTCTTGCCTTAACTGTTGTTCAGCTTGAGCTTGAGCAGTTTCAGTATCAATCTTTGATTGTTGAGCTGTACCTTCCATATTATTTTTATAGAACTCCAAGATACCTTGAGCTTGTTTATTATTTAAACCTAGCTTATGTGATTGTTCTGCAAAAGATTTAATTGCAGTTTCATCAAAGTTTACCACTTCAGATTTTGCATCTAAAGTATATTTATCAGCAGACTCTGGTCTACCTAATTTTGCATAAACTTCATCCCAATGTTCTTCTGTAGAATTATTAGTTGGGATAACAACTTTATCTTGACCAATCATCTTTGTAGCATTGATATAAGATTTTGCTAACGCATCTATCTCTGTAAACTTTTCAATGTTAGGATCGTTTCTATATGCTTCGCTTATAGAATCTTTCCAAGATGATGTTGTCGTAGTGGTTGTTGTTGTAACTTCTGGTTTTGTTTCAGTAGTTGGTTGTGTTGTAGGTGTTGCTGTTTCTGTAGTCGTTTGTTCTACAGGCACAGTTTCCTGTGTTATCTGTTCGCTTGACATAGTTATTTACCTTTTTCATTTTCCTTTTGGAGCATTGATTTAATAAATAGAAGTACACTCCTTTGACCTTCCATGTATGCACTCTCATGACTATCACCTTTTACATTAGTGGTAGAATGATAATGACATCTTTTTTCAAGATCGACCAAGACTTCTTTGCCTTCGTCTGTATTGAATATGTATTTATAATTTGTTTTTAATCTGTTAATTACTTTTTCTAATTGTTTGTTTTCTTCCATACTATTCCACTTCAGCATTTGCTACAGCTCTTGCTTCGTCTGGCAATGCTTTTGCTAGTGGTGCTATATCTCCTCCTGCTTTAGCAACTTGTTGTAGTTGTTGCATCTGTTGCATTTGTTCTTGTTGTTGTGCTGCTTGTTGTCTTTCCGCATTTACTTGACTTTGTGTTTTTAATATTTTTTGTGGCACACCAACAATGTCTGCCAAGTGTTTCACAAGGTTATCAAAATTTATATAATCAAATACTGGTGCTACATTTGCAAGACTTCCTAGTATCTCTACTGCTCTCATAATAGATTGTAACTCTGTAGACTTTTGTGCTTTAGCAAGTGGTGATACATATTCTATTTCTATATCTCTACCTGATAAAAACTCTGGTGCAGCAGGTAACATATTGTTACGAAGTAATATTGCAAACACTCTATCGATTAATGGTTTTAATAATTCTGATTGTAGTCTACCTAATACAGGTCCTAGTAATCTCATCTTCTCTTCGTTTCTTTGTATGACTTCTGTTGCTGTCATCTGTGGACCATCTTGCATCATTAATTGATTTACATAAAACACAGCTCTAATACTATCTCTTCTTTGCTGCTCCATGTTTAAACCTAGTGGATTGTTTGCACCAATGTTTAATGGTTCAATTCTATCTCTTGTACCTGATCTATAAAAATTTAATCCACCTGGTACAGTTCTAACTGGTAATAAGAATCCATCATCAGGAACTAATAGTGGTGGGTCTACTTGTTTCTGTGCAGCTTTGATTGTAGTCTTACACATTTCATTTAACATCTTAACATCTGGCAATGCTGTCATTGCAGGTGATCTTCCATAGATTTCATTTGATGCTTTTAAATATCTTGGTACTACAAATGGAAACTCTCTAAATCCAGATACAGATAATTCATTACCATTTTTAAATTCAATATACACAGATTCAAATGGCATATTCTTTTTATCTTTTTTGTTAGGATTAAAATCTGTTCTTGGATAAACTGCGTGTAGTATTTCTACTTCCTTATAAGGATCTTTTTTAAATGCAGATTGTACATCACTAGATACTGCTTCACCAAACTTTTGCATTGCAGCTCTAGCTGATATTTTAAATCTTCTATAGATAGTATCTATTCTACCTTTATCATTCTCTGCAATAAATACTTCGTTAATATGTCTTGTTGAAAATTTAATAATATCTTCATCATCTTCTTCGATAAACATTGCAGCAGTTCCAAATGTAATTAGGTCATGATACAATTCAAATATTTCTTGTTGAAAGTTTGATCTATTAAATGCTGTGTACATTGCATCTGTAGATGCTTCTAACCAAAGTTTTGCTTCATCTTCATTTTCTATTTCTTCATCTTTGAATCTTAAAGTAAACCAAGGTGTTGATGGGTTTGTTAGCATACCATGTAGTGATGCTGCTAATAATTCTACTGCTTGTATTGGTGATGAGTCAAAGACTTGTTCCATTCTTTTATCACCTCTAGCTCTTTGTTTAGTTACATCTGCTTTTCTTGGTTGCATATAATCTGCAACTTCTTGCCAATGCGTTTCCCAGTTTTGTCTTTGACCTTCTAGTTTTTCGTACCTAGATAGTAATCCTTTAGTTAAATCTGTTCTTGCCATTATTGTCCTAATAAACTTCTTTTACCTAATGTTAATGTTTCTTCTTCAACACCTTTAGGTCCTGTTAATATTGTAGTTGATCTACCTTTTGCTTTAGTCTTTCTTGCATCATAACCATCCATACTTGTTGCTGTACTTTGAGATACTTCTGGTGCAGTTGGTGTTACTGGAGCTGGTGCAGGAGGTGGTGGCGGTGCTGGTGGTTTTGGTCTAAATACTCCTCCCATACTATTCTCCAAATGTTAATGATGATTTAGTTTCTGCTTTTGTTTCAGAAACAGTTTCTTTAATTTCTTTTACTTCTGGTTTTTTAATTTCATTCTCAAAAGTTTTATCTTCAGCTAATACTAAAACTTCTTCTACCTTTTTAGGTTTTGCTTTAGCTTTTGCCTTTGGTTTCTTTTTAAATATCTTTTTAATTTTTTCTAACATTATGATCCTAATAAAGTTTTCTGTTCTGTTTCAGCTTCTTCTTCGACACCTAGTGGTCCAGTTAATATTGTTGATCTTCTGCCTTTTCGTTTTCTTTCAATCGCTGCTTGTTCTGCCGCAATCCTGTCTTTTTCCTCTTGCGAGACTTCTGCCGAAGGCGGTTCTGGCAAAGGTTGAACTGGTGGTAGCGGTGGCATTTTTGGTTTAAATATTGATCCCATAATTATATAATCCTGTACTCATTATCTGCTACACTTTGTGGAGCAGTTTGTCTATCATTAATTTCTTGTAGTCCAACAGACAAGTAACGCATTGCATCACAAGCATGAGAACTCCAATCATGAACAGGCTTTGATCTGAACATTCTATTCTTATCAATATACTTCCTGTGGTAATGTCTTAACGCATCTATTAACTTTTTGCAATGGTCAGTATCAATGTAACATCTAGGTAAGATCATTGTAGTTGCGTGGATGCCATCCTCTAGTGGAATTTTTGGAACGACCTTAAATCTTAATCCTAATTGATAGGCGACCTCTCTCCGGGTCTTACCATTGCCGAACTCTGTAACTTCAATGTCGTGTGGTGCAAAGTGATCTTTGTAGACATACTCTTTGTCATTAACCATCTTAACATAGTATGGTAAACCTTGACCTCTCTCTTCGTGGTAATCTATTATATTAATGCTTCTTCCTAACTGCTGATAGAATATTATACTACTGTGGTCGGAGACACCAAGATCCCATGCTGTAGATACTGGTAAGGCAGGATCGTAGGGAACTCTTGTAAGTTGTTTATCATCATCTAGTTTTGCAATCACATCTCCATATACTGCACCTTCTATGTTGGCTATCCAATCACACTCAAACTCTTGTAGGTATTTCTTCTCACCCATAACTTCTTTTGCCTTGACTAGCTCATCATTGTCTACAATTTTAGTATCTGATGCTTTAGCTTTGTAGTTAAACCAATCTTCCGCACCTTGTGCGTGTTGGTACAACTCATAAAAGTTATTGTTCATTCCCATTGGTGTGCCAA